GTCAGCGTCAGGGTGAGGCTGTTGTCATTGAAGGCCCGTTCGTGATCGAGGCCGATGAGGTTGACATCCCACGGCATTACTGTGGCCCCACGTTCTTGGCGATCTGCTCGAGGGCAGACAGCGATTGACGTTGCAGTTGAACCAGTTCCGCCACCGGCACGGAAGAAAACGGAGCAGTCGGAGCACCCGGACCAAACATTATCTCACCCATGCCCGAATCGACAGTGCCAAGGGCGCTACGCCTCGCTTGCTGCCTGCGTTGTGACGCTGCCAAAAGCGAGTCAGTCCCGACAGGTTGAAGCGCTGCCCTGATCTGCGCGTCGGTCATGTCTCGCATGGAGTCGAACAGGACGCCCAGATCACCTCCAAGCGCGCCACTGATCTTGCCGCCTCGAGTTCCGGCAGACAGATCCCGAATCGCCATGAACTGAGATGTCAGATCGCCAGCCCCACGCACCTGCGACAGGTCGCCAAACGTCGCACCGCGGCGGATCATCTCTTCCTGATTGCTGCGATCCGTGAACCGTGAGAGCAGTGACTGGACTGTGGAGGCCGAGACTTGCTGCGTAGGGTCAGCCATGGCGGCTGCTCCAAAACGCTCGAGCTGCATCGCTTGTGCTGCAGACATGCGGCCAGAGATCACGCCGCCTCGCAGCGTCGTGTCGGCTTCCTCGCGCCTGCGCTGACTTTCCCGGATTGCCGCCATGACGCCCGTGATCGCCGCGGTCATTGCCATCAGCGGACCACTCAGAGCAGCCACGCCCATGGCCCCGCCCACAACCCCGCCCATGCTGCCCAGGCCCGCCGCTGCTGCAGCAGAGCTGACGCCCTCCCGACTGGCTCGGATCTGGCTCCGCACATTCTTCATCGCCATGTCGAAGCGCCGGGTGTCGGCGCTGACCTGGACCTTCATTGAGGCGACGTTGGTCATGCCGTCTGCATCTCCCGCATGATTCGTCTGATCTCAGATCGCATGTGGCGGTAGACCGTCCTCTTGCCCAACGCCATGGCCTTGGGGAAGTAGTACGTGCCCGTGGTGTTGCGAGTCTTGCCGTCTGCCTCGAGGAAGTGGAGCCGCCATCCGGGCAGAAGCATCTGACGGGCGTCTCTCTCTGCCTGCGATAGCGTCTGACCCGCGCCCTGGGCAACGGTCGCCGCCATGGCCCTCCGCAGCTGCTTGCGGTTGGCGGCACCCTTGCGAATGCCGACAGCTCCCCACACCAGATACCCCGCGGCCCGCTTGTAGACGCGGCTGACCACGGCCACATGGTCTGCCATGTGCGGCTGGTACTTGTCGCTGCGGTGACGGCCAAAGAACGCCTTCAGGATGCCTCGCCAATGCACCAGACCCTTGCGGAGTCCCTTGCGTTGGATCCGTGCCGCCATCTTGGGCGGCAGACGCCTTAGAGCGTTGTCGAATCGCGTGGCGTCAATCTTGAAGTGGACACCGACGCCCGACATCTTCCCGATGTGGATGCCTCGGGTGGCCCGTGGGCTGAAGTTGCCTCGCGAACTTCGCCCGTACCAACGAGACAGCTGGATGCGCTTGGCTTTTGACTTCCACCAACCATGGCCGAAGTCATAGAGCCCCATCTCCTGGAACAAACTAGGCACGGCGCACCGCCTTCAGGAAGTCCTTGATGCTGGAGGGGGGTGGCGTGTCCACGGGTTTATCCAGTTCCAACCAGGCCAAGGTTTCCGTGGCAGTCAGACTCTCCATCTGCTCCATCGACCGCCCAAGCTGCAACGCGAGGCCCATCAGCAGGCGCCTCGCTGGCGTGAGGAGGGGGTTGCATGAGCTTGCCGACCTCCTCCACCACTCTGGTGGCGATCCACGCAGGCATCCGCGCCGCTTCGGCCTCTTCGTCCTCTCTGAAGACCGGGCTCCCGTCCTCATTGCAGAGGAACCGCACCAGGTGCCACGGCATCGCCTTGTTCTCGGCGTCCACCAGGTCTTTGGCCGTGGGCGTACGCACCCACAGCCGCCGACCTCCGGGGAGGTCCAGCGGCTGGGGTGAGGGAGAAAGAAGAAGGTCGGTCCGGTTCATGCCACGATGGCCACGGCGCCCGTGCACTGGGCAGACACGCTGAGCCGGGCCGGGTCGTCCACGTTGGCGGACACGGCCACGTTCGTCAGGATTGCCGTGCCGGAAACGTTGCCGTCGCCAAAGTCGATGGCAAACGTCCGGGCATCTCGGTTCAGGAAGTCCGTGGTCAACGAAGAGTGCGCCGTGTGGTTGTAGAACAGCTCGATGCTGAAGCTCATCTGGTACTTGCCGCTGATGAACTGTCGAAACGTGTCGGTGCTCAGCTCGGTCACGTCGATGACCGCGCCGTCCATCGTGACGCTACCGATGGCGGCAACGTCACCGACTAGCACGGCGTTCCAGGTGAAGGTGGCGATGTTGCCTGATTGCGCTGCCATTACAGGCCCTCGAAGTGGATGCGGAAGGAAACGATGAACTCAAACGGGAGATCCTCTTCACCCTCTCCCACGCCGTCCTCGATGGCTGTCTGGGATGTGTAGTGGCAGCTCGAGATCAGCACGCCAGCGGTGCTTCCGCTGTGGCCGTTTAGAGCTGCCACCACCTTGGTGGCGAGGTCTCTGGATTCGGCGTAGGTGTCGGCAATGGTTGTGACCGACAGCGTGGCGGCGGTCAGTCCAGCAGTGCCCGACAGATTGAGGAACGGCTCGAGATCGGTCAGCTGGTACGTGATCGCAGGGATGGCCGTGCCCTGCAGACGCGCATGCGGGCTGATGCGGTCGCCAGCAATAGCGCCAACCGCCGCGTCATCCCGCAGAAGCGTGTAGATGGCCTGCTCAATCATGCGACCCTCACACAGTCGATCAGCATCACGTCTTCTTCCTCACGCTCGCGGGTCCAGCCCTGGACCTGCAGCTGGTCGCCGCGGTAGTCCAGGATGCTGGTGGCGTCGATGCCTGCGTTGACCCCGCTGGTGTACCGGCACCGCACCTGGTAGATGGTCCGCATTGCGGTGCCGTCGCCGTACTCGGTCTCCGTTGCACCGGTGCTGCGGACCTCTGCGAACAGCGTGGGGCCGGTGGTCAGCGTGGTGCTGCGTGCCCCATACGCATCAACCGTGCTGGCCGGAGTCAGCACGGTGACGCGGTGCCTGAGCTGTCCAGCGGAGATAAGGCTCACTCAGGTCCCTCCGTCCCAAAGGAGGGCACCGCGTAGTTGTCGATCACAGCCTTGACGCCAAACGGCACCTGCGCCAAGTTCAGCATCGAGACCGCTTCGGGGTTCATGTAGTAGGTGCCCGCCAACCGGCAGATGGCCAGCTGCAGGTCCTTGGGGACCGCGCCGGTCGCGTAGCCGCTGGTGAACGCCACCGCAATGGCGGGGTAGTCCACGTTGATCGCGGGCAGGTCGCCGCGAAAGAGGATCCGAGTCAGGCCACCCGCCTGGTCCAGCCCGTACAAGCTCGAGCTCAGCGTCTGGGTGGCGCCGTCAGTGTCCGTGTATGTGACCGCCGAGATGGAGTCGAACGGCGGGAAGGGCAGCGTCATGTAGTCCGGCCACGGCCAGCCCAGTGCGGAGTAGACCGTGTTCACGGCCCGTCGCAGCTTGGTGTCGGGCCAGATGTAGCGGACCGTCCGCACCGCCTGCGTCAGGCGCCTGCGGGTGTGGCGTTCGATGAACGCCTCAGCAGCCTCGAGGTAGAACGTCAGCACAGCGTCATCCGCGTCGAAATCGACGCGGAGCATGCTCTTGAGAGTCTGAAGAGAGACTGCTGGCATGGTGAGGTAAACCCCCGGCGAGAGCGGGTGACTACTCGCCGGGGGCTCCGGGGTGCCTCAGGGATTACTGCATCTGCAGCGTCTTGAACGCATCGTCGTTCGTGCGAACAGCATCAGACCGACGGACCACGGTCATCTTGACCTGCCAGTTACCGCTCAGGCTGTACGGGTCCACCAGGATCTCGGTGGCGCCGCGGTCGTAGATCTCGTAGTAGCGGAAGTTGCCGAACACGCCCACGTACTTGTCGGCGGCGAGCGCGTCCACGTGCTCGCTGATGTAGTACGGGTAGCCCATGATGGTGCCCGCAGCGCCCTGCGTCATCATCTGCTCGGTGTAGGTGGGCTGCCAGATGTAGTTGCCCACGCTGTCCTTGAGCTTGCGGAGGTTCTTGATGACCTCGTCGCTGGTCAGGATCACTGCGCCCTGGCGGTACTGCACGGGCAGGGTGTAGATCCAGTCGATGATGTCGTCGGCAGACGTGATCGCACTGGTCTGAGTGCCGCCGAGCTGCTTCTTGTTGCCAGCAGCGGTCAGGCCCTGGATGACGCCCTGAGGCATGCCGCTGTTGGTGCCGTCCCAGAAGTGCTCGTCTTGGGCACGGGCGATCCGCAGGGACAGCTTGTCGAGCAGGTAGGACTCGATGTCGAAGCCGGAGTCCGCAAGCAGCTCGCGGCTGGCGGTAATCGCCGTGGCGTACTTGTACGCCTCAATCGTCACCTGGCCGAAGTCCACGTCAGCTGCGGAGATCGCAGCACCTTCGCCGATGATGGACGCGGTGCCCAGCGTGCTGCCCTCGATCGGGATCTTCCGATCGTCAGGCGTGCTGCGAACCGTGGACAGCTGACGCATGATGGACGCCTGGTAGAGCTTCTCCACCACGCGGGCCTCGGTGGTCTCGGGCACGGTGTAGCCACCGTCCGCCAGAGTGCCCACCGACATCGCACGCAGCTCGCTGTTGTCACCGC